AGCACATTCAGTAGAAGATATTATTTCTGTTGAAACTAATTTCCATGCGCTACCGTCAACTATTGATGGTGCAGACGATGCAAAAATCACTTATACGGGTGCTGCATACTAAAACCTAAATGCTAATAATAAAAGGGGCTTCGGCCCCTTTTGACCTGTAAAAAATATTTCTTGACATTTTGTTACATATGTCATATAATTACTGAACAAATAATCAAAATATAAAAGGAAAAAACGCATGACCGAGAAAAAAGAGACTGTTTCTTTAGCGAGTCTTATGACTCCAAGCAAAACCGTCAGTATTGAATATCCTGAACATAAAGGATTAGAATTTAAACTAACGTATTTAGCAAGAGAAGAACTAGTTAAACTTCGTAAAAAATGTTTAACAACAAAGTTCAATAAAAAGACACGCCAGCCTGAAGAGCAGCTTGATGATGATCGTTTTCTTGTTGAATATACAAAAGCTATTGTTAAAGGTTGGAAAGGACTTAAATATCGTTACCTGGAAGAGCTTCTATTGGTAGATACTACGGGTCTTGATCCAGAAGATGAGTTACCCTATACAAAAGATAATGCAGAACTTCTTATGAAAAATGCTGTTCAATTTGATGCATGGGTAACTGAAACAGCAGGTGAACTCGCAAATTTTACGAAGACCAAGTAGAGGAGATAGACTCTCTACTTGATAGGTACTTTAAAGAACAAAATTCTTCTATAGATATTGACAAGTATCTAATGGTTTGCGAACAACTTGGCGAAGAACCAGATCCATCAAAGATGCCCCTTGAACTCTCTGATTTTCCACAGGAAGTTCAAGAGGCATTTTTTGTATATAGCTTATTATCTGATCACTGGGACGGAGCTTCAGGATCATACATGGGAAAGTTTTGGACAGAAATAGATTATATACTAAAATTGTATGAAATAGAGGATAAGAAAACTGTTTATTCTTTTGCAAAACGAATAGAAGCAAAAGTTGTTGTAAATCGAGCAAACAAAGCAGCACACGAACGAAAAGCTGCTGAAAGACGGGCAAAAGGAGCGGGTAAAAATTTTACCCATAACGTGAGAGGTTAATGGCAAAGAATAAAGTTGGAATTGACGTTGAGGTAAACGATAACGGCACAACGAAAAGAATGGAGCTTAATTCAAAAAAAGCTGCCAAGGGAATGGACGATCTCTCAAAAAATTCTCGAACTGCCGATAGAAATATTAAAGGTGTAGCAAACACCTCCTCAGGAGCAAGCAAAAACTTTTCAAAAATGGCTCAAGGTACGGGCGGACTTGTTGGTGCATATGCAACTCTTGCCGCAAACGTATTTGCAATTTCAGCCGCATTTAACTTTCTTAAAAGTGCAGGAGATCTTGCAGCTTTACAGAGAGGACAAGAAGCTTATGCTGTAAAAACAGGACAATCACTTTCTTTATTAAGTTCTCGGTTGCAGTCAGCAACAGGAGATATACTTGATTTTCAAACTGCATCACAAGCAGCAGCTATTGGTAGAGCTGCAGGATTAAACAGCACTCAATTAGAAGGCCTTGCAAAAGTCGCAAAAAATGCTTCTGTTGCTCTCGGTCGAGATCTCACAGACTCTTTTAATCGACTGACTCGAGGTGCAATTAAAGCAGAGCCAGAATTACTTGACGAACTTGGTATCGTACTGAGACTTGAAACTGCAACTCAAAAATATGCAGATTCTATTGGAAAAAATGTCAAAAATCTTACAACATTTGAAAAGACTCAAGCAGTTGTAAACGAAGTTTTAGAACAAGGTAATGCAAAGTTTGATGATGTAGGAGATAATGTAAATCAGATTGCAAGATTAGGAAAATCTTTTGATGATTTGTTAAAGTCTATTAAAGCCGCAATAGAACCCTTTGCAACTTTTGCCGCAGAAGTACTTGCAGACAATGTAAAAGCATTAGCTGCTGCTTTCGGTATTTTAGGCTTATCAATAACAAAAGCGATGGCACCTGCAGCCCCTCAAATGAGAAATTTAGAGGAGTTGTCAAAAGGAGCAAAAGAGCGACTAAAAGGAGTTGCGCATCCAGGCGAAGGAAAACTAGCAAAGAATATTCGTGGCGGAGATATTGGTAAAAGAGAGCTAAATGCTATAGAAAGAGGACTAGGAGCAAAGTCTGGTTCTACCGTTATTGATCAAAGTAAAGCAAATAGAATTCAAGTAGAGCGTGATATATTTATTATGCGTGCTCGTCATGAAGAAATGACTGCTGCAAATGCTACAGGATTTAGAAGATATACTGCAAAAGTAAAAGGCTATTTAGCAGAAATGCAAGCTGAGCACGGCAAAGTAATGGGTGCAATTAAAGCAGGAACCGCTGCTTTAGCTAGTGGATTAAGCAAAGTTTTAAATGCCGTTGCAATTATTGGAATGATTTCTTTAGCAATTACAATGGTAAAAGAATTAATTGAACAGATGAAAGATCCTGCACTCAAAAAGTTAGAAGAAAATGCGAAGAGAACAGCGGATAAATTTAGAGAGCAAAACGATCAAATAGACAATCTTGTTCTTGGATTTGAGAGGGCTAGTACAGGAGCAGCTACTCTCGTAAAGCAAGCAAATTTACTTTCAAATTTTTCTTTTGACGGAATAAATCAAACTGCAAATGCTTTACAGAAAGCAACAGGAGCAGATGTTAAAACTACAGTGAATCGAAGAGGACGAAAAACAGGTGAGACAATTGCTATAAAAGGCAATCAAGCTTTGCTAGGTGCAGCTGCTGAAGAGATAGTAAGTTTAGAAAAGTTAAATCAAATTGTAAAAGATCAAGGACTTTCAAGTATAGTAAATGTTAAGGAAGTAGAAAAAGGAGCGGCAGCAATAACAAATGTTCAGCAGCAAACTGAATTATTAGCCGCAATTAGAGCAGATGAAGCAATTCTTCAAAAAGGAGCTGCTGGAAATCAAGAAGCATATAACGCTGCTCTAAAAAGATTTCAAGAAAATCTTAAAAAAGCAGGAGTTGAAGGTACAAAAATGCAAGCAAGCGTGACTCCACAAGCGCAAGCAATAGCCGCAATTACAAATGCTGGAGAAGGATTTGACAAGTTTGCGGCAGGTCTTCGAAACGCAAGCACTCCGTATGATACTCTTCTTGGATTTAATAATCAATTTATTCAATCTCTTGGCACAATTAAAGATAAAAGTGCAGAAATTGGAGGAGCTGACGGTGGAATGTTCGATGCTAATCAACTGAGCGATATCGCAAAACAACTGCCAGATCTTACTAAAGAAGAGATTAAAAAAATGACAGTTCAACAAACTCTTAACGCACTAAAAAAACGTGAGGGTGAGTTAAATAAATCAGCAGCAGATATGGCAACAAGAAGCTTAAAGAACCAAGCAGAGCAACTTCGAAAGGGTATAGGACTAAATAAAGTACAGAAAGAAACTTTAGCTGCAGAAACAAATTCAATAAAAGCGCAAGATGCAATCGCAAAGAAAAAAGCTGAAATTGACGTTTTAGATGATGCAAAAACAGATAAAGACTCTATTGGATATAAAGCAAAACTAGCAGAGTTAGAGGTTTTAAAAGCACAAAAAGAAGTAGCAGAAAAAGCTAAAGAAATAGCTGAGGCAACAGCAGAAATTAGAGGTAAATTATTATTAAACGAACAAAAACAATTTGATGCAGGAATAAATCAAAAACTTTTAAATATTGATCAGAAACGACTTGATCTTTCAAAAGAGCGTATTGCTTTGGAAGAAAGAAATGCAAAACGAAAAATGAATCGAGCACTTCGAGATGCTAATCGCGGTAATGCTTTTGCAGAAATGACAGATGGAGACTATAGAAGAGCAAAAGCAGAACGAGACTTATTTTTTGGTACCGAAGGAACAATAGGAGCGGACGGCATTTCGACTGCTGAAGATAGTTTGATGAGAAAAAAAGCAGAGCAAATTAGAGAAGAAGAAAGAATAAAGTTAGCATTAATTGATTTGGAGTATACACTGCTTGAAGCTCAAATGGAAGCGACAAAACTTGAAATTGAAAAAATGGCAATTGAACAAAGAGCGTTAGGTACTGTCGCAGGAAATAAGCGAGCAGACGCACTTGATGCATTAGCTACTAGAGTAGGAGAGCAAGCAGGCAAACTTGACTCTATGCAGAAGGATGCAAAAAAACTTGTAACAGATACTGCTGCCTCACGAATTGCAGATCTTGTTGAAGAGGGTAAAACTTTAAAAGAGGCAGTAGCTGATGCAACAGATTTAGCTAAAATTAAAGACAAACTTGCAGAAGGACTAGCAACTGAAATGACAAATGCATTCACTGCCATGGTTGATGGTTCAAAATCGGCAAAAGAAGCATTTAAAGACATGGCTGCTAGTATGATTAAAATGATAACTCAAATGATAATGAAGATGATGATTTTAAACGCTTTAAAAGCAAGCCCACTTGGAGGTCTTTTTGCAAAAGATGGTGGTATTACTCCTGATGAAGCAAAAACTGGAGGAGTTTTTTCAGGTGGCAGAAAACTACAGGCATATGGTCCTGGAGGAATTGCAAGAGGTCCAAAAGCAGGATATCCAGCAATACTACACGGCACTGAAGCAGTAGTTCCACTACCAAATAATCGTCATATACCAGTCGAATTAAAAGGCGGAGGAGGAACTGTAAATAATGTTAATGTAAGTGTAACTGTTTCGTCGGACGGTGAAAGCGACAGTGTATTGACAGATGAAAAACAAGGTAAAGCACTAGGAGACGCAATTAGTGGAGCTGTTAAGCGAGAGTTAATGAATCAGCGTCGTCATGGTGGTATGTTAAGTCCCTATGGAGTTGCATAATGGCAAAATTTCAATTTAAAATCTTAAACAGTGAAGTTGCAAATGCGTCAACAACTTTTGTATCTGATGGATCAGGAGCAAGTCTTGGAGGCATTATTACGGCTGACAGAGGCATGGGACGAAAAATTAAAAATAGAATTCTTGTAGCAAAATTTGGAGATGGCTATGAGCAAAGGGTTGGTGATGGAATCAATTTAAAAGAGGACAGTTTTAGTTTATCATTTAATAATCGAACAAGTACAGAAATAAATAAAATGGCTGCTTTTTTTGATAAAAAAGCAGGAGAGTCTTTTACTTTTAGTGTTACTGACGTTCCTGATCCTGCAACTGGAAACACTGTTGACACAGATCTTAAAGTAGTCTGTGATGAATATAGTATAGACTATTTAAGAGAAAATATACATAGTTTATCAACAACTTTTAGAAGAGTTTATGAACCATGACATTAATAGATACAGTACAACTACAAGAAACAGCAGATTCTTTTATAGAGCTGTTTGAAATAACACTACGAGACTCTGATTCAACAACAGTTTATTTTACAAATGGACTATCAGATGGAACTGAAAATATTTATTTTGGATCAAGCCCTACCGATGCTGATCCTACAGGAGGAGCAACTTTAAATGAATATGTTGCAATTCCAATAGAACTAAAAGGAGTAGAATTTAATGCTGGTGGTGCATCTCCAAGACCAACCTTATCATTAGCAAATATTGTTAATATTGGTTTTACACATTCAACAGGAGATGAATCAAGTAGTGCTGACTCAGATGAAACAACTCTTTCTACAGTATTAACAGAAAATGGATTTTTTAGCAACGATGATTTATTGGGCTCAACTGTAGTTTATCGTACTACACTACTGAGTAAAACAAAAAAAGCAAGTGATTTATCAGGATATAGTGCAGCAACACCAGAAGAGTTTCCGTCACAAAAATTTGTGATAGAAAGAATAGCATCAGAAAATGCATTAATTGTTGCTTTTGAATTAGCTTCACCGTTTGATATAGAGAATGTAAAAGTTCCTGGGAGAGTTGTTGTCGGACAATATTGTCCATGGGAATATCAGGGAGTAAGAAGAGGAAGGCCTGGAGGTTGTAGTTGGGATTTAAATAGCAGAGGAATCTTTTTTGATGTAGAAAATAATATTATTACAAAAGATACTGACAGTAGCGGACTTCCAAATACTAGCTCAAATATACTGATTCATAGTACCTCTACAACTTATAATATCGGTGACTTGGCTTTTACAAAACACAAAACTGTAACTACTGATGATACTATACAGATATGGAAAGCAAAAGTTCAGCACTCAAATAAAGTGCCAATAAATACATCAAATGGGAATCCAACGAACGGAAAATACTGGCAAAGACATGATGTGTGTGGAAAAACTTTAACTTCTTGTAAACTTCGTTTTCAAGGAAATAAAGCAGATACAACTCTTAATGAATCTGAGCCTTTACCTTTTGGAGCTTTTCCTGGTATATTAAGATTCAAATGATACATGAAATAGAT